CCTGAGCTTGTTAGGTTTAATGCTGGAGGCAGGATAGCCAATACACAGGATACACAGGGCCTCCTTAATGGCGGAATGGCCCCCAATGTTATTATTAATAATAATGCAGCCGGAACGGTCGCAACTGCTGAGACATTAAGCACAGGCGATGTTGTTGTGATTGTTGAGCAAGTTTTGAACCGTGAAGTAAACAAGCCAAACTCAAATTTTAACAAGAGCTTAGACAGAACAAGAAACGCACCAAGAACAAGGAACGTAGGATAATGGCTACTTTTCCAGCTAATCTAAAACCTGCAATAACTGAGGGTTATGGCTTTAGCTCATCAGATAATGTTATTTCTCAGCAAGTTCAGGGCGGAGCGCCTTTACAGATTTTGGATTATCGCACAGGGCCGGTGCTTTTTAATGTTAGCTTGGTTTTGGACCCGTTAAGAATGCAGGTTTTTCAGGACTTTTACTATGGCAAGATAAACAGTGGCGCTGATAAGTTCACTATGATTTTAGACTCAGGCAACGGATTAGAGGAGCATATTGTTCAGATAAATACATCAACAGTAAAATTCAATGGAGATGCAGCGCCAATATGGAAAGTGAGTTATACAATAACTGCAGAAACTACGCCTTTTCAAGAAAATCCATATAACGGTGATTTAGCAGACCTTTTTGATGCTTATGGCGATGATTTGCCGGCCATTTTAAATCAGCTAGGAATATTAGCGCTGGATGATTTGCCATGAGTGTTGAGGATGATTTAAGGGAGTATTTAACCAGCTATAATGCCGGCATTGTATACTTTGAGACTATCGAGATATACCACCCTTTATTCAGCAAAAAATACTATTTAACCAGAGAGCCTCTAGGCATTACGGCAACGCTAGAAAATGGACAGCAGGTATTTTTTGAGGGTGCTAATATTGAGATTGCCTTAAACTCCACAAAATCAGATTTAGATCAAAACTTTTCTTTTAGCTTCTCGGACATTGAAAATGCGCTAGATGATGAGCTTGACAGAATACCTTTTGACGATACAACAAAGATAACAATGGCTTACAGGGCTTTTTTAAGTTCAAATTTAACAGAGCCAGCACAAGGGCCTGTTGCTCTTGAGGTTATTACGGTTTCACAAGAAAAGGGGGTTTTTACTGTCGAGGCTGGAGCGCCCCAATTGAATTGGTCGAAAACAGGAATAACTTATAATTATCAGGACTTCCCAACACTGAGGGCCTTATGATTGCTGGATTTATTGGCCTGCCTTATGATTTGCACAACATTAGCGGCTATAATTGCTTTGCTTTGGTTGGTCTTGTTTATAGTGAGCTTTTTGGTCAATCTGTTCCTGTTTTTACGGCTAAGACAAACTCACCTAGAGATATTGCGGCAACATTTGCTAGTGCATTTGCAACTGGCGAACATGGATTTAAAAAGACAGATAAGCCCAAGGATTTTGATGTTATTGTCTTTAAAAAGAAAACGCGCTTTGGCTATGTATTTCATTGCGGAATACTTTATAAAAACAAGGTATTACATGCTAGCAGCTCAACTAAGAGTTCTACATACCAGAGTGTTAAAATGGCTGGCGAAGGTTTTGAAGAGATAGAATATTGGCAACGATAAAGCACTATAAAAAAGACTGTTTAACCACTGGCGAATTTGACCTAGTTGAATGCGATAGCGTGGCCGTGTTTATTATGGACAATATTGAAAAGGGAGAGGCTTTTTCTGTATTTAAAGGTAAAGCATGCCAAGAAAATCTAATACCAAACACGCCAGAAGATTTAATTTCTTTGGGAGATGGTGAATACTCAATAATTGAAACCCCAGCAGGCGCTCAAGCTGCTTTTTATATAATATCTCTTGTGGTGGCGGTAGCTGTTGTTGCTTTAGCACCTAAGCCAGAGCTGCCATCTAATGTTAATCGATCACAGGAAAGCCCAAACAACCGGCTAAGCTCAAGATCAAACCAAGCTAGACCGCTTCAAAGGGTTCCTGATATAAAAGGGCAAGTCAGGGCCATACCTGATATAGCCATGCCAACATATTCAACCTATGAAAATAATATAGAGATTGAGAACGGTTTTTATTGCGTAGGGCGCAAACAGTATCAGATTGATGATATAAGAGACGGTGATACACCACTAGAGCTAATAAATGGGGCTAGTGCAGGTATCTATTATCCTAATAATAACCCCAATATTGGCGCTCCTGATGTGCAGATAGGAAACCCAATAGAAAAAGAGATAGTTATACCTTACCGATCTAATCAGGTTGACGGTATAACACTGGCAACAGATTTTGATGATGCCGCAATAAATGCAGCATTAACGCCCGTTTTTCTTGCACAAAATATAAACCCTAATTACTTGAGCCTAATAAAAGGCGGTGAATGGGATGGTCTTTTTTCTGTTGGAAGTGATGCGGTTCTCACTGATGTTTTAACGGTTGGCTCTGTAGACATTAGCGGCAATTATGAAATAATAGATAATGGCTTGAGTGGTTCTGGGCTTGGCTTTATTGTGATTGACTTTGGACAGCCTGTTACCTTCCTTCCAGATAGTTTAGCTTCTGGAATAATAAGCTCATCGAATACTAGAGAGTTTACAGATTGGGCCTACATAACAAAAGATCTTTCAGTTTCTGCAATATTTAATGTTATCGCTCCAAATGGAATTTACCTTGATGACGGCTCTGTTGATTTGTTGGGTAGGTCTGTTTCATATCAGTTTCAAATAGAGCATTTAGATGAAAGCAACCAGCCATCAGGGGTTGTAGAAACAATAAATCAATCAATTTATGGCAATAATCAAAGGCTTTATGGCTCCACAACTGAATATGAATTTGCAGCACCAACAAAGTTTAGAGCAAGAGCAAAACGAACAACGCCCAGATATACAGGGGCCGGCTCGGTTTCTGATGAGATAAAATGGGCTGACTTATACGGCATAACAAAGCTAGATGATAATCACGACTTCGGGAATGTCACAACAATTCAAACAAAAACACTAGCTACACCTTTTGCAACTGCAGTTAAGGAAAGGCAGCTGAATTGCTTGGCAACAGAAATGCTATACCAATATCAAGGCTCTGGCGTATTTTCAAATGATTTGACAGCGAATAAAACAGCCGTTCAATCACTCATAACTGATACTATTGATCCAGTTATAGGTAATCGCACACTTAATGAAATAGATGCGGATGGCCTAATAGATTTAAACAGCGATATTATAAATTACTTTGGATTAGAAGATTTTACAGAGTTTAGCTACACGTTTGACTCAACTGAAATAACATATCAAGACTACGCGCAACAATTACTAGATGCTATTAATTGCATAGGCTACAGAGACGGATCAGTTATTAAGGCTGTTTTTGAAAAACCTAAGTCTATACCTGCAGCGCTTTTTACTCATAGGTCGAAAATTCCAAACTCCGAAAGGTATACAAGGAATTTTAATAGGTCAGAAATACCCGATGGAATAGAATTTAATTGGGTTGACCCTGATACAGATACAACAGAAACAATATTTTTACCTAGCGACAGAACAGCGGTAAACCCTAGATCATTCAATATAGCCGGTATACGCAACCAAAAGCAGGCAACAATTAGAGCTTTCAGGGAGTTCAACAAAATAAAATATAGGAAAATGACGCTAGACGTGACAGTTACAGCCGAGGGACGATATGTTTTGCCAAATGATATGTTTGCCTGTGTTAAAGGCACTAGGACCTATACAGAAGATGGCGAAGTAATAGCGCAAGATGGCCTACTTTTAACATTGTCTCAGGATGTTAATTTTATTGATGGTGACATAATGAGCATTACTTTAAAAAATAGAGATGGAACAACGGAAAATATATTATGTACAAACGCTGGAGAAGATAACCAGTTGCTTTTAAATTCTCCGCCTATAACAGAGATAAGCACCGGTATTGACTCAAGGCGCACAGAGTTTAGCTTTGGCAATGATGCGAGAAATGCTAGCGAATTGTGGCTAGCTCAAGAGATAGACATATCAGAAAAGATAAGCGTAAATCTAAAAGCTATAAACTACACTTCAGAATACTACAAAGATGATCAGCAAAACCTTTCATCTTTTAACAATGATTTTAACAATGACTTTGGGTGATTGAGATGACTGAAACAGTGACATTACAGCAATTAATTAATGCAGGGCTAGATGCTGATACATTCGCTCAAGCCACAAACTCTGATGGCTATAATGGTGATACAACCACAAACAGAGATGGCGTGACAATAAACACCCTGCAAGGGTTAGCAAAAAAGCTAGGCTATCAGCCACCTATAAGCTATAGCGGTGGCATAAGTTACACAAGCACAGACATAACAAAAACAGTCGATTTTGGCGGCAATATATATGCCCCTGTAGTTAATAACATTCCGTTTACAACCTCTGGAACATGGGCTGGTGCTGATGAGGATAATTTTTATCCTATTCAAACAGTGCAAGTTCCTGTTAACAGTGTAGGCACTACAGAGCTACAAGATGATGCTGTAACCCTAGATAAAGTTGATAGCTCAATTCAATCAACCTTGTCGCAAGTAGGTGCAAATTCTAGCGCAATAGCAGCAAATACTAGCAGCATTTCAAACAATGCAAGCTCAATATCTGCAAATGCGGCTGCAAATACAGCAAATACAGATGCAATTGCTGTAAATGCTGCAGCAATAGCAGCTAATGCAGCGGCCATAGATGCGGTATCAACAAAAATCTTTAGGGCTGATGTTTCTGTGACTGCATCTAATGAGGCTGAGTTAATAGCTGCTTTCGATGAATGCTCTTCTGCAACTTCTGTTTTTGTTACATTAACTGATGATATAGCATTATCAACAGATTATGTTTTTCCAGAGAATACACAATTGACTTGGTGGCGCAGATTCAATTCTTTTTCTAGGCTCTGATTTGTCAAAGCTTGTTATTAATGGCGTTTCACAAGCTGGAAGTAACTTGGCTTATCCTAGACTAGATGCCGCATACATTAATATACAGTGCGATATTGATATTGAGAATGACAGCAAAGATGATTCGCTTATAAATATAAGAGAGCCTATAACTAGAGTTACTGTAGGCAGCGCATTAACTCCAAACACTGTATCCATAAATCAAGTTAGCGGATCAGGAACAATAAGCTTTTGTGAAAGC